CAGAAAACGTCTTTACGTTGCCACGTTCTTTGAGGCGGCGCAGCAAAGCGTTGTTATTTGTTACGTTGTCAGCAAGCTCACCACTACGGCTTTGAATGTTAGTCGCAATGATGTCGCTGATCGAGCTATTGGCAAATGCCATAGTAATCTCCGATTAGGTTGTCAAAAGCGTTCATTTAGTCCGTCAATTGCTTCGGCTAATAATGAACGTCTGTCTTGCGCTTTGGCTGCCGTGTTCACTCCGGGTGTAGAGCTTTTTACGCTGACCGCTGCCGCCCTCGCAGCTTTCGCTGCTTTGTTAGCTGAATCTCGTTTTGCTGCTTCAGCTTGAGCTTGTGTGCTTTGCTGTAGCTTGCTAGACAGAGCTTCATCTAGGCGTAATGCTTTGTTATACGCTTCGTCCAAGTTTTGAGCCATTCCTGAGTTTAGGAGTTGGATCATTGTTGGTCTAGCTTCTTCAAAAAACTCAGCTTTCTCAGAAAAAGCACTAATTTCGCCCAAAAGAGCTTGGTTTTGTGCTGCTTCTTGCTGCTGTTTCCATGACATTACTTCATTGCGAACATTATAAAGTTCGTTTTGAAGCATTGACACAGTAGGGTCAACAGGCTGTTGTTGCAGATTGTTGATTTCCCCTAAATTTACACCATATTGCTGCGAAAGTGTAGCAAACATCTGTGCTTTTTGCTGTGCAGAGCCATGACGCAAGACGTTATCAGCGTCCATTAACGCTTTAATTGCTTGCGTTGGTTCAATGCCAAGCGACTTAATGTTGTTTTGATACGGTTCAATTGCTTGTTGGATTTGGTCAGCAAACTGTGCTTTAGTGAGCAAAGGTTCAACACCTTTCTTCATTTCTTCTTCACGTTGCCAAGCGTATTCTTTCAGTTTTGGGTCAGCGGTTTGCCAAACTTCGTGATAATCCTTTTTCCACGATGCTGGTGGACGCTCCCAAACTGCGGGTTCTGGCGCCGGTTCTGATTGCACAGTTTCAGCGGGTATTGCCTCGACTTGCGGTTGTGCATCGTCAAACTGCTGAGATAGTAGCTCTCTACGGTCTGGTTGCCCAACATTTTCAGCTTCGCTCATTTAAACTCCCTCAAGTAAATTTTCTGCGTAATTGCGTCAAAATCTTTTGCGCTTCTTTGTGTGTCATATTGCCTAATTGTTGGCGCAACACCTCCCTGCGGTTGTCCTGAGAGATAGGCGTGTATTTCGTTTCCATCTTCTCGTTTCCAACCTCAATACAACCGTTAGCAAGTAAATGCTCACGATGTCTTGATCTGCTTGTAATCATAGAACCGTCAATCATCGACTGATAGGGCTGGATGTCAGGCATCACGAACGGGCCGTACAGCTTGTCCAAATGCTCATCCGAACCCTTTTCGACCAACTTTCCATCAACATAAACAAAAGTCTTTCTCATAGCAGAGCTAAAACCTCCTCATCGTCCATTTCAATGTATGCGTCATAGATTTGCTGAACCCTCACCAAGTCAGCCATCAACGCATCAAAGTCTATAGTATTAATAAAATCTATCGACTTTAGATTGCTTATTGTAGCTTCCTTAATGAAAGGTGCAGCAATTTCTTCAGCAACTAATGGTTTACCCTCAATGATGTGTTCAAACAGCGCAATGACTTCTTTTCTGCGTTTCTTCTGTTTGTCAGCTTCTTTCTTGCGCCGTTTCGGGCCACCATCGTGCATATCCATCACGATAATTGGCGCAACCTGCACAACGCCTGTAAATGCGCCTGAGTCGTTCTCGTCCGTAGCGTTGAGTACGCCAGTAACGGTTAGCGTCTGAAACGCATTAGGCTGAAACGCATTTAGCTGAAATGCTGCTGCCATTGTTTTCTCTTTAGTTTACTTTTGAGGACACCGATACAAGTATTTCACCAGAACCACCGTATGCAGAGCCTAAACCATTAGTAGCTATGTAAGGCTTCTGAGCAAAAGATGCGTTGTTATTAGCTGCTACCTCTACCGCAGGGAAGCCTTTTCTGCCTTGGTCATAGTATAAAACCGTAGCGTCCCCAAAAGATAGTTTGTTGCCAGAACCGTCTACCCTTAACCCGTTTGCACCGCAAAACATCGTTTTAATAGAGGAAAACGACAGATTTGAGCTTGTTCCTGCGACCAATAGACCAATAGAGTTGTCTGACCCGTCATAACCTTGGTGCGTAATGTTAGCAAATTGACCTGATACACCGTTAGTGACGGAGTTATCTATCCAAATGCCGTTAATTCCTGCGTCAAAGTCAGCGTTGACCAAGTGAATTTTGGACGTAGCACCTTGAGCGTTTTGATAGAAATGTAAGCCTGTCTGAGCAAAAATAGTGAAAATATTGACCAACATTGGGTTATCGCAGCGACCAAGACTAATGCCTTTTAGGTTGCCCAACATGTACTTGTGTACGTCTGCTTGGTCTTTCCAGAACACCCACGCATGGACATTACTGATTCTGCATACGTCATAGGCTTCGTCAATCTGAATACCTACCTTGAACGGCTGCATTTGAATGTTGTTGATATTAATGCGTCCACCACCGCCAGACTGTTTGATGCCCCTTGTAGGGTTCAGTAGGGTTAAGTTGTCTAAGTTAACGTCTGTAATGCCAAATATATTGATGTCAAAGTCGTAGTCGTATGCTTGCCAATTAGGTGCTAGGTCAGGTTGTGTGCGGTATGTGCCAAACGAACCCATGACTACGCCGTTGTAATAGCCGTTAGAGTTGTTCAGATCAAAGCCTACACCCGCATGGTCAATGTGAAACCAAGTCCCACCCATATTGGATATAGATGGTGGTTCGCCAACAATGGTGACGGGCTTTGTGATTCTAATGGGCGCAGTTAACCGATACGTCCCCGCAGGAAAAAACGCCTCTCCTGCGTCTATAGCTGCTTGAACGTATGCGGTATCGTCCATTATTCGTCTGCTGGGGCTGGCTCGTTGCCTTCTGCAAGCCATGCTAAATATTCTGCGTAATCGCTGTTGGCTTCGTCCATTGGGATAAAGGCATTGTCAGAGAGGCGCTTAATAATCTGTGCGGGCTGACCGTTTGTAAAAGCAGATTGAAGTTGGTACATGGTATGTCCTTAAATCAAAGTTCTGCTGCCGCAGCCCATGAAAATGCTATTTCGTTTGTTGATGTTCTAAGCCCAGAAAATCCATTTACATTAGTCCATTCAATAGATGTGGGTGGTGCGTTCCCGCCGTTTGGTGGCGCAGAGTAAGTAAGTGTAGCCGCCGAGCGCTTTGCCACCTTGTATGAAGTTGTTATTACCATTGTGTTTGCAGCCAATCCAGCCAAAAACAATTTTGTCTGTCCTAATTCATAATACCGTTGACACAACGCCAACTCCTGCCCAATACTCCTAAACTCAAACGGTGTAGCAACTGAGCCTTTCTCTAGCTGAACGCCTGTGATGTAGAAGGTTGCACCGTTTGTATTTATTAATCTTACGTTACCGGAAGCACGACATACGTTGCTTGCGTTCCAAGCATTTGCCGTTCCTTCAAAACTTGATCCGCTTCCTATGTCAAAATTTAAACCAATCCCAATACCGTTTGTTGTAAGCCAAGTTCCGCTTGTATCGCCGGGGATGGTTGCTGTTTTGTACTCATAAGTGTTTGCGGCGCTGACTGTATATTGAAATACATACGAACGGTTTTCGTCGCTATTACAAAGCCGTGCGCCATATGTCCCTGTCACACTTGACCGCACCCAAAATCCAATGGTCAAAGCTTGAGCCGACGCCGTACCCCACCCAAGGTCTAAAACATTAAGACCTTCAATTAATTGGTCTAATCGATATAAGCCATTTGAAGGAACACTTGCTTGAGCAGCCGTAACTGTAATTAAACCGCTGTTTTTAAAACCAGCAGGAACTGTGCTGCTTTGTTGAAATGTAAATGTTCCAGTAGTATCGTTAAATCGAACAATTCTCCAGCGATCAATCCCATAAACAACAGAGCCAGACGGCGATGTAACTGTCCCCCCTCTCTGGTCAATCGTCATCGCACCGTTGATGATGCGGTTCTTAAACCCTGTCTGCGGAGAGACAACACCACCGTTTATGCTCACAGAATCGTTTGCGTTGATTGTGATTGCTGTGTTTGCAGAGCCGGGGTAAGCGATGTCTGTGACTTTGATTGTACTAGCCATTTAACTGCTCCTCAGTCGGACGGGGTAAAGTATGCGTCCACTCTTTAATGTAGTCACCACGACCGTCTGAGTCGTTCTGTAAGCGGATAGTGGTCATAAAGTCTTGGGGCGTTAGGTCAGGATACAAAGCCATGATTTTGTCGTATAGGGTCATGTTGCGCTCCTTACCAAACATCCATTAAAGTATGTAAAAAATATTGATTCTGCCGTTGTTGCAGTACCCGATGCAATGTCAACGTAGCAATAAATTTCCACATAATCTGTTGAGCCGTTTAAATAAACCAAAGAAGATGCCGCTGATCTTGGAAAAGTTACTGGGTTAGCCCTTCCTGTTGACCCGTCTTTATACGCCGAGCCATTTTTAAAAATTGTAATTGTGATAGAGTTTGCAGTCGTAACTGTATTTAAAGAAACGCAACCATTAATTTGATAATAACCAGCTACCGTAGGCGTAAAACGACTAGAAGAAAAATTATTATTAGTGTCAAATTCTTCAGTTTGAAAAGTAATTTTTGTTGCTGTTACGTTTGCTATTGAGGTTTGCGCTGCGCTTTGGTAAGCACTAAACGCTGGCCCACCAATCGGCACACCCGCAGTAGCTGTAGTCAATACCGTACCCGTAGTCGTAGGTAGTGTCAGCGTTGCGCTTGAGTTCGTATTGGGTGCAGCTAACGTGATTACGCCTGTGCCGCTTGCGTTGCTAGATAGCTGTACCTTACTCATCTTTTTGCTCCACTTCTTTCCAACCTACGATAGTTTCGTCCCATCCGTATACACCGTCTTGCGGTGCTGGAAAGGGTGGTTCCCACAGCCATGAGTCATTCAAAACCCAAGAAGCAAACGGCGAAGGGGCTATAAAGACATCGTTAATAGAGTCGTATGTATACCCAATTCCTGCGTAGTTACCACGCAATGGAGTGCCACCAAGGGTGTGTTGGTTGCCAATAGTGTTGTAGGATGTCTGCACAAACAACGATGGATCACCAAACTCACCTGTATCGACAACCTCTTGCGTGATGCGTAATACCTGTGTGACTACGCCGTTTTCAACTTTAGCGAAGTGACTCATTTGATCTCCTTAAGTGCGGCTACGTCAGCTTGGAGTTGAGTAATTAGGGTTTGTTGTTCTTGAATGGCTTTAATACAAAGAGAAACCATATTGGCATAGGCAAGTGCGTCTGGGCTACCGTCCTGTGCGTACTGCACAAACTCAGTTAATCCAGCATCGTGTACATCTTCAGCGATAAAACCAGCGTAAACCGTTTCTGCATCTTTGTTTATCTCTACCAAACTTTGATACGTCACAGGTTTTAACTTCATAACATCAGCAAGACCATGCTTAGCGGGCAATACATTCTTTTTATATTTTAAAGATGAAGTTGATCTACGAACAAGATAAGCGCCTGAGCCGGGGTCAATCTCTACGTTTACATTTGCCGCTGATGCAGTTGTTCTATCGTAAATGAGCTGTGATTCAAAAAATAAACTTCCAGTTACATTGCGACCAACAACTAAGTCCCTGTTGCTGTAGCCGCTATTGACAGTTAATCGACCACTCGAAGTCGTAGTCCCTACTAGCAAGTTGCCAGAGGCATCAAGCGTCATAGCTTGAGTAAACGTAGCAGTATTACCCGCTATGCCTGATGGTGCGTTGTACCATTGATGCTGCCCAGAAGATTGCTGGTATCGGTTAGCAAAATCACTCGTTATATATTTCCAATTTGAACCATCGAAAAATGTATTTACCGTTGCATATGAGTTGCTCAAATAAGCACCAAGTGCAGCAAGACCAACTTGTACTGGTTTGATGACTGCCCAAGCACTAGGTACTACACCAACCCCCACGTTGCCAAAGCTATCAATACGCATTGATTCAACACCGCCTTCAGAAAAAGCAATGGTGTCAGCAGCAGGAAAAAAGATGCCTGTGTTAGCGTCTGTACCACGAATAGCAGGGGTTGCTGCTGTACCGTCTACATCAGATAGTCCGTTAGTACCGTTTAAAATTAAAGACATAAATCTTTCCTTAAATAACAACCCAATTTGAACCATCACTAACGGTAACTGTAATCCCGTCTGCTACGGTGACAGGGCCAGTAGACATTGCGTTTGAACCAACCGGAATTGTGTAATTAGCCGTAACTGTTGCAGAATTAACAACAAGTCCATTAGTTGATGCGTGTATCGGTGCGTTAAGTGAAGCACCATCAAACGTAAGTGACGCAGACTGGTTTGGCGTTGTTGTACCTTGTCCGAACGGTATGTATGTAGACGTATAGGTAAATGACGCAGCTTTACCGTTAAACGTATTCCAATCAGTGCTAGTCAAATACCCGTCTGTAGTGGTGTTTGCAGCAGCCATGCTAATTGCAGGGGTGTTGCCACCAGAACTGACTACTGGTGCTGTACCTGTGACGCTTGTTACCGTACCCGTAGTTGGTGTAGTCCACGTTGGTGTGTTGCCAGTACCAGCGGATGTTAAGACTTGACCGCTTGTGCCTTGCGAACCATCAAAAGACGTTGTTCCTGTTAACTCTAGGTTTACAGTATGCAATGTCCTACCAAAAAACCCGTCACGCCAGTTTCTACCGCTTGTGCCAATGTCTTTAGCGTTGTTTGCGTTAGGTTCTAAATCAGACAGAATTCTTGCTCTTACATCTAAAGTATCGGTATTAGATGAACCAAGCGTAGCGTTGTTGTTAACGGTCAGACTTTGAGCAGTTAGCGCATTTACGCCTGTTACGCTGCCTGTGTCATCAATAATGACTACGCTGTTTTGTAGCAGCTTGCCAGTAGTGGTGTCATACCTAGCGACTGCGTTATCCGTTGCGGAGGCTGGCCCAACCACATCACCACCCAAAGACGGGCTAGTGTTAGCAATCGTAAAATTAGGGTAAGTGCCGCTTGTGCTAATTCCTGTACCAGCAGTCAAGACTACGGTTTGGTCTGGTGCTGTGTTGTTGATAGTGAAATTAGGGTATGTACCCGTTACATCAATAGCCGTACCGTCTGTTAAAGATACTGTTTGGTCAGGGGCAGAGTTTGTGATTACTCCAGTACCGCTGTCGTAGCTAATACCTGTACCTGCGCTAACCGATGCTCTAGCTCTTGCAGTCGTGAAGTATTCGTTTGTGCCTTCAGCTATGTCTGTAGTCGTAAGAACAACCGTACCCGTCTGACCGTTTACGCTAGTCACTTGGTCTGTGTTATCGACCTTTTGCCAAGCTGTGCCGTTATAGACAGCCCAATCGCCTACTTTCCAATCCGTTACACCGTCAAGGTTTGTAGACCCTGCTACCGATACAACGTAGTAGTAACCCTTTACACCCACACCAGACGCAAGCGTAGGCGTGTTTGTAGAAGCGTTCCATGTACCTTGATAGCTTAACGCCCCCAAAACAGCCGCAGGAAGCTCAGAAACAGGTACTTTTCCACCAGCATCAAGGGAAGCGACACCGTTAGCAACGCCAACGTCTTTCTCTGCTGCTGTACCTAAACCGATAATAGTATGGTCAGCGTTCCAATTACTAGGACGTACTAAGCTCGTGTCCGCTGAATCAGGAACAGCACTTACAAATGGGTGTTTGACTGTTACGGTCATTGGTTGCCTCTAATAATCGTGCCTGATGTGATGTCAACGCTCTGACTAGCAACAATGTCCACAGTATTCAGTATCAAATCCGCAGCGGTAAGCCCTACAGAGCCATCCATGATGACGGAGCTATCAGACTTAAGGATGCGAAAAAAACTCGCTGTACCCGATGCTGATGCGTTTGCAGGGGTTACTGCGCCAAGGGTCAATGTGCCGTTTATATCCGTACCAAACACGCCTGCAATTGGCATACTGACTAGAAGAACTTGCGTAGTAATCGCTGTATTAGCATTTGCAGGTTGTGTACCGCTGTAGATATTAAATAGCGTATTTGTGCCAGCATAGGTGATTAACCCCTCATTTTGAGCGTGTCTTGTAGCATTTGAGTATTCGAGTGTCATTGGACAACCTCAACTCCTGCTGCTTTACCGTCTGCGCCCCTGATAATCCTCTTAGGTGCAGCAAGCATTTGCATCACGCCATTTAGACGATTAGACGTTTCGCCTTGCATATTAGCCATTTGGTTCTGCATTTCAGCCATACGGTTAATAGCTTGAGCTACGTTATCGCCCAACTCAGCAACAATGTGTCTGCTTGCAGCTTCTTGAGCTTCCAAAAGAGGCAAATCAAGACCCGGATTAGCACCGATTCTAGCGACCATGATCTTAGTAGACGCTTCAAGCTCTGATTTCCAACGCTCGTAACGCTCTTTCATCTCAAGTTCTTGCTGTTTAATCGCCATTTCGTACTGTTGCTTTTGCTGCTCAAGTTGTGCAGTATTTTGAGCTTTAAATTGCTCAATCTGCATGTCTGTCTGCGCTCTCATTTGGTCAGCTTGTTGCTGCATCTGCAATTTGACCGTTTCTGGGTCAGGTTGTGGAGGCTGTTGTGACGCTTGCATTTGCTTTTGCTTCATTTGTTCCATAGCTTGGTCAATCGTACCCTCAATAGACGTAGCTTGCTTGTATGCAGACATACCAAACTTGACCATATCGACCAACATCGGGACTAATTCTGGTGCTTGCTGACCCATTGGGAGAGCTTGCGACAAGAATCCACCCATAGCTTGCAGGAACTCAACACGGTCACGCTTGTTCTGGTTCTCATCAATCTGAACCAAGCTATCCGCAGCAACTTGGATGCGGAACGTGCGTAATACGTTGTCTTTAATAAGCTCAAGTGCTTGCGGAACAAGTTGCTTGTCTGCTTCTG